TCCTTTGAAGGACGACGCTACACGCAGGATATTAAAGCAGGTCTGGACGCTATGGATCTATTCCTAGCACCTATCAAGGCAGAGAAGAAGCGTCTTCGTAGTAACAAGAAGAAGACATGGAACCCTCGTATGGTATTCTTGTTAGGCAACCATGAGCAGCGTATTGAAAGAGCTGTTGAAGCTGACGCTAAACTAGAAGGACTGATGAGCTATGACGACTTTAAGTTGGAAAAGCTTGGATGGGAAGTTGTACCTTTCTTGCAACCAACCGTCATCGACGGCATCGCCTACTGTCACTACTTCACCAGTGGTGTCATGGGTAGACCCGTCACGTGTGCAAAACTTATGTTGCAAAAGAAGTTCATGTCGTGCATTATGGGACACGTGCAAGACCGTGACATAGCTTACGCACGTAAAGCAGACGGTAGTAACATCACTGGATTGTTTGCTGGTATCTTCTACAACCACAGTGAAGACTACTTAAACCCTCAAACTAACGGTAGCTGGTCAGGTGTTTGGATGCTCAACGAAGTAAACAACGGTTCCTTTGACGAGTTACCTGTTAGTCTGCACTACCTCAAGAGGAAGTACGGATGAGTATTGACAACGCAAGTCCTGAAGAGTGGGATACAATAGCAGCACTTAACAGCTTATCTATCAGGAAAAAAGCTGATCCTGTAGAGAAGCCTGACCACTACAACAAAGGTGCAGTAGAAGCCATCGAAGCTATCAAGGCATCTATGCCTGAGCATGAGTTTCGTGGGTATCTTAAAGGCAACGCACTGAAGTATCTTTGGCGGTACGATTACAAAGGTAAGCCAGTTGAGGATCTACGTAAGTGTCGCTGGTACATCGACAGGCTAATCAAAGAACTAAATGATTAGCCCTTGTGTTAAACAATGTAAGTTAGTTGATGATCAATGTACAGGCTGCGGTAGAACCAAAGATGAAATTACCAACTGGACAACATATACAGATGAGCAAAGGAGTAATATAATTGGACGCATATCAACAGTACATACACAAAAGCAGGTACGCACGTTACCTACCAGAGGAGCAGCGTCGTGAGACTTGGGAAGAAACAATAGATCGTTATCTAAACTTCTGGATAGAGAAGCAAAAGATAACATTGGAAGAAGCTAACGACATGTTCAAAGACATTCATGACATGGACGTTATGCCTAGCATGAGAGCTTTGATGACAGCAGGTGAGGCTCTTGACCGTGACAACGTAGCTGGCTTTAACTGTAGCTACCTACCTATTGACCACCCTAAAGCGTTTGACGAGATGATGTACGTACTTATGTGCGGTACAGGCGTAGGCTATTCTGTTGAACGACAATACGTATCTAAACTACCTGAAGTAGCGGAGGATTTTCATGACACCGATTCAGTTATACACATCACCGATTCTAAGATTGGATGGGCTAAAGCCTACAGAGAACTTATCAGCCTGCTCTATTCAGGTCAAGTTCCAAAGTGGGACATATCTAGAGTACGACCTGCGGGGGCAGCACTTAAAACCTTCGGCGGTAGAGCATCTGGTCCAGAACCTCTTGTCGATTTGTTTAACTTCACCGTCGCGGTCTTTAGGGAAGCTCATGGACGTAAACTGTCCTCAATTGAATGCCACGATTTGTGCTGTAAGATTGCACAGATCGTCGTTGTCGGGGGTGTCAGAAGGTCCGCTCTCATCAGTCTCTCTAACCTCACTGACGATAGACTCCGACGATGCAAGTCAGGACAGTGGTGGGTTGACAACCCTCAGCGGGGCTTAGCTAACAACAGTGCATGTTATACAGAGAAGCCAGACTTTGAGGCATTTTTAAATGAGTGGAAAAGTTTATACGAGTCCCGATCAGGAGAGCGAGGTATGTTCTCTAGAGTCGCAAGTCAAAAGCAAGCTGCAAAGAACGAGCGACGAGATGCTACCTATGATTTTGGAACTAATCCATGTAGCGAGATTATCCTACGGCCAAACCAGTTCTGCAATCTATCAGAAGTTGTTGTCAGGTCAACCGATACGCTCTCAAGTCTCAAACGAAAAGTACGTGTTGCGTCTATCCTTGGAACTTTACAGGCTACCTTGACAGACTTTCGTTACCTACGTAAGGTGTGGCAGAAGAACACTGAAGAGGAATCACTACTTGGTGTATCGTTAACAGGTATTATGGATCACCCAGTAATGTCAGGACGAGGAGACAAAGATGAGCTACGAGAGTGGTTGGGAGCGCTTAAGGGAGAGTGTATTTCTACTAATGCTATTTGGGCTGATCGCCTTGGCATCAATCGTAGCACTGCTATTACTGCTGTTAAGCCCTCTGGTACTGTTAGTCAGCTTGTTGACAGCGCTTCCGGGATACATCCGCGCTACTCTGACCAGTACATCCGACGAGTCAGAGCAGACGCAAGAGACCCGCTCTGTCAAGTCTTAGAAGCTGCAGGAGTGCCTGTAGAGGACGATGTAATGTCACCCACTACTAAGGTATTCTCCTTCCCTATAAAGTCTCCTGACGGGGCTGTCACAGCCTCTGAGATGGGTGCTATGGAGCAGTTAGAACTATGGGAGATATATCAGGACTACTGGTGTGAACATAAACCATCAATGACGTGTTACTATCGTGATGATGAGTTTCTGGAAGTAGGTCAGTGGTTGTATAACAAGTTCGATAAGATCAGTGGTATTAGTTTCCTACCCTACTCAGAGCATACCTATCAACAAGCACCTTATGAGCCTATTGACTTAGAGACTTATGAGAAGTTGAAGGCAGAGTTTCCAGAGACTATTGATTGGAACATCTCTGAAAACTCTGATATGACTGAAGGATCACAGACGTTAGCCTGCACTGGTAACAACTGCGAGATTTAATCGTCAGTAAGTAAACGCTCCCTGCCTAGCTGCTCTTGAAGCACCGGAGTCATTCGGATAATGCGATCAACAGTAGCTACGCCGGGGGTGTATGTTTGTAAGGATCTTAGTAAAGGATCAACATCTTGATCAGTAAACAACTTCCCTACTCCAGCAGATACCTTAGAGGCAGCTGATAAAGGAGCAGGAGTAATGCTAATAGGATCACCACCATATTCTTGAGCGCGTATGTTAAGAACACCGCTTGTCATGTTAGAAGCAAGTTGGTTTATTGTCGCACTAGCCACCCCTTCCGGCGTAAGAACATCTTCAAGATATTTATCATTAGTAAAGTCCAGAGTCTTACGAGCATCGTCCCATATACCAGCAATAACACCAAACAAGGCCGTATACTTAGCGCTGTTAATCATGGCAGCTTTTGCTGCTTCAGAGCCTTCTTTACTGTTTAAACCTTTTTCTTGAGCCTTCATTAAGTTAAGACCTACTTCGGTTCTAAGATTATTTGCTTGTCTATTCATGTACGACAGCATACTGTACATAATACGGAAGTTAGGGTTATCGTTGTAAGCTCTTGGCATTGTTACTGCACTAACAGGTTGCCACTTGTTTAACGACGCTCCTGCAAAATTAGTAACCCAACCACTAGTTAAGTCTTCTTTCTTAAGAGCATCAACAGTTTTGTTAAACTCAGACTCTGATAAACCACGCATACCCGGATGTTTTTTTAAGGTTGCTAAAGACTTTTTATCTCCTTTTTTAGCTAAAGTGATGCCTCTTTTTATAGAAGAGTTAGTTAAAATTTCTTGTCCCATTCGGTTTACTGTACGTACACCAGATAAGTTGTAAGCGCCTTCACTTATTTTGTCAAGAGAGCCAGCAAACGCTTCGTTAAGTTTTGCGTAACGAGCAGTCTCTAACGAATCGTCCATAGTTTTTTTAGCGCTATTCTGTACCTCACCCATGAAATTATCTAAGCCTAATTGCTTATTAGATACCCACTTACGACCTTCCTCAGCACCAAAGTTCTTATTAAAAGTAGCTAAAATTGCTTTGGGTACAGTCTGCGCCCAAGCATTAACACCGTTCTGATAAACAGGAGCAGTAAATCCTTCGATAAAGTTAAGAACAGCGTTTATAGGGTTTGCTAAAAGAGCAGCAGAAATACTACGTCTAGCTACCGCACCAACAGCATCGCCCCCAGTTTTAGATGCTATAAGAACACTACGTAAACCATCTTTTAAATTATCAGCAACAGCCGAAGGATCAGAAACGTTGCCTTGTTTTTTTGCCTGATCAAAAGCCTCGTCCCTAACTTTTTTAATAACAAACTCTAAACGCGACATAGGCTTATTAGTATCCACAATTAGCTTACGCGCTTCGTCTTCATACTTAGACATATCTAAATTAAAACGACGGGCCACTACATTAGCAACAGAAATGTCTTTTGCCATATTTCTAAGAGATTCTACAGGATTGTCGTAGTCAGATACTTTTGTAGCTCCAGAAGTACGCGCTACATTTATTGTGGGAAAATAATCATCTGTCTTGCTATAAGGAACAAAGTCATATTCTCGAAGAACCCTAGACTCTAACTCCAACAAATCAACGGCTTGTTTTTGTTCTGGTGTTTTAGCATAACGTCTAGCTAAACCAAAAGTAGTTCTATTATCTGGATCTATGTTTTTATTCATTCTTAAGAAAAAACTCTTAAGTGTTTTATCGTCTTCTAAAAGCTTTGAAAAGTTAGTAAAGTTATCGTTATTAAATATCTCATCGACTTTTGAATACTCTACCCTAGCCATTGTTTCGGTATCTTCAACAAGACGAGCAGCCCTAATACCTACATTTTTTTCTAACCATTCACGAGTACCTAAAAGTAAAGAGCCTCTTATCCTACTTCCTTTTTTTGGGTCTTCGTGAATACTGTTAGGTGCTACGTCATCATCAAGAACCGACGTAGACTTTCGAGTGTGTGTACTAGGATCTAAATCACCTGTACCGGAAGAAGCACGTCCTCTATTCACAAAACCATCAGCGCCGCCTATATCTATAGGTTTATTTATGTCTTCAGAAACTTCGCGTACAAACGCATCAGAAACTTCATCAGCCCCTTTGGTTAAAAAACGACCAGCTACGCCGCCTAAAGCACCGCCTACTCCTGCACCTAAAGCAGCACTGGAAAGTCTTTCTTCACCTTCTCCAGCCAAAAAACCGTAAGCAGCCCCTTCAACGGCTCCTAAACCAGCTGCTTGAGTTACACGTTGCGCTCTGCTGGCCCCTTGACTTACTTTAGCAAGAGCCGCTCCGGGAATAAATAAACTTCCTACTACACCAACAGCGCTTAAAGCACCAGACATGTAAGGATTATCTTCTTCAAAAGACCTTAGTTGTTTTCTAGACTGCGTTATAGCATCTGTCCAGTTATCTGACTCACCTACTAGCAAACGAACAGTCGCGTCTAATTCGTCACCGATACCAAGACCAGACTCAAGAACGTCTATTGCTCCTGCTCTAAAACCACTGTACTCCGTTTCTTCTTGTTCGTCTTCTTTTTCGTAATCAAAAAGATTAGAATATTTTCCAGTGTCTTTAAACAAATCAGAATACTTACCCATTTTGCGCACGTCTCCTAGCTAACTCTGCTTTAATTCTTGGAGTAAACTTATTGTTATCGTTAACGACCATTTCTAAATCGCTAGTAGAAACGCCTCTAAGATCGCCTCCACTGCCGTCTGTAAACTTTTTGTACACTCTAGTATTGACAGCAGCTTTTGATAAAGAACCTTGTACGCTTTCTTTTACGCTTTCTATTAAATCAAAACCCTCACCTTCTTTTCCAAACCAAATAGAAAGTGCTTCTTCTTCAGACAGTTGAGGAGCCTCTATAACTTCTTCAGAAACAGTGACGGAAGAGTCTGTAGGAATTATTTTTGCTCTTTGCAATGCTGCTATAATTTCTGTACGTGTTTTTCCGGGATATTCTGCCATAGCCTCTGTTATTTCAACGTCATAAGCCGAATAAGAATCTTCGGAGCTTTCTTCATCGCCTTTAATAGCGTTAATTATTGCTCTATTAACTGATATGTCCCGGTTAATTGCGTTGTTGTGGTTTTCTAACTGT